TGACTCAGACAGATTACTGCAAACACAGCGGTCTCAGCAAAGGTCGAGTGTCGCAGCTAGTGGCTAATGGAATGCCGTTGACATCACCGGAGGAAGCCGACGCTTGGAGAGGTTCACGCAAAGGTATCGGTGGCAGACCGAGCGACGCTCAACGGCTTGCTGCAATGCAACAGCAGCAGACCGCACCAGAAGTGTCTGGAGGCCCATACAGACCACCGGAAGCAGCAATTGCCATCAATGCTGCTCTTGCAACTGAAGACTCACCGCAGGGAGCGTATGAGCGGCAGAAGCAGATTGAACGAGCCGCTTACAATCTAGCGTCTGAAGCTCTAGCTGCTCGCTCTCTCGATGCCGGTAGAATGGTTACGGTCCACGCTACCGCTGCAAAAAACCTTATTAGCGCACGGGAGGACGTAATCTCATTATCCGAGAAGGAGCGAACTCTTGTCTCTGGCTCTTGGGTAAAGAAGGTGATGCAAGACCATGATGGAGCGGTCGCCAGTCTTCTCAAATCAATGCCCAAGCAGTTGGCTGGACGCATTGCTCCGCACGACCCAGAACACGCTGAACGCGAGTTGGACCGTTGGGTCCAAGAAGTGTGTCTCAAGACTCTGCACCAAACTGACCCGTGGAAATCTTAAACTGCCAGACTCCAGCCGGTCTTGAAGCACTCCGTCAAAACCGGATCGCGCTTAAAGCCATTGAGCGTCAAACCGGCTTTGAGTTCTTGGGTATCTCCAACGATGAGCCATCCCGCATTGACGGGTTCATCCATGATCCAGCCAAAGGAATCATTGTTGGAAGCTATGAGGTCAAAACTCGGAATTACGGTCTCACTAAGCTCCAGACCACTTACGGCAACCGATGGATGATTTCATGGTCAAAGCTTCAAGCAGCACTTGAGGTTTCCAAGCATACTAAGCTTCCATTCTTTGGAATTCTCCACCTTCATTCTGACGACTCGGTGCTAATGGTTGAAATCTTCAACCGAAACGCATCATGGGCGGCTAATCACCAAGCCACCGACAAAACGGTTAACGGACGCACTGAGCGTATGGCTCTGATTGATATGAGTGGAGCCGCTCACTACCAGATCAAGAGCGGTCAGATTCCTGAGGAGCTTTACTGATGACGGACTTAGAGCGTGAAATCTTGGAGTTCCGAAGGCAACTCTGGCGACCAACTCCACGGCAGTCTGTGGTTGAGTGGGCAGAAGCTAACCTTTCGCTAAGTCAGCGTCAGACTGAACACCCCGGACCCTTCTCCACGGCAGTAAGACCATATTGCCGCGAGCCGCTTGAGTGTTGGAAAGATCCAGCGGTCTCTGAGGTCACGCTCTGTTGGGGGTCACAAACCAGTAAGACCACCACTCTGATGGCTGGTCTGGCTTGGTCTATCGACGTTGAACCAAGTCCCGCGCTGTGGCTGATGCCTTCCGAGAATCTTGCTCGCAGCTTTTCCAAGTCCCGCTGGTTGCCAATGCTGGAAGACTCACCAGCAATGGTTGCGCGGTTCCCAACGGACAAAGACCAGATCACCAATCTTGAGCAGCAGTTTGACCGATGCACGCTGACCTTTGTCGGGTCCAACTCACCGGCAAATCTAGCGTCTCGACCCGTCCGCATTCTGGTTGGTGATGAGGTGGACAAGTTCGCGGACGCTACCGCAAAGGAAGCCGACGCTCTGGATCTTGCCGAGCAGCGGCTCAAAGCGTTCTCAAGCTCCAAAGCGTTCTTCACCAGCACTCCGACGACCTCAGAGGGACGAATCTGGCAGCGGTATTTGAGAGGAGACCAGCGACGCTTCTACATCCCGTGTCCGCATTGCAAAGAGCCGATCAAGCTGGAGTGGAGGCAAGTCACTTGGGACAATGCAAAGACAGAAGAGGGAAGACCCGATTGGCAGCAGATACGGACTTCTGCCCACTACGTCTGCCAGCTTTGTCAGGGGAAGATTACCGACAGCCAGAAGGTTGCCGCGCTGCGTCATGGTCGCTGGATAGCTGAGAACAAAGCGAGCCTCCCAAGCGTCCGCTCTTACCATCTCTCCAGCCTCTACTCGCCGGATCGCAAATGCACTTGGGGAAATCTCGCGGTCGCATTCTTGGAAGCGAAGTCTTCGATGATGGGGTTGCAGGGATTCATAAACGGAATGTTGTCTGAGCCGTGGGAAAACCAAGAGACCCAACAGGAGCGAGTGGAGGTTGTCTCTGATGCCGAGATGCCAGAAGCCAGACGCTACCTCACCGCTGACGTACAAGCTGCCGCTCCGTTCTTGTGGTGGGTCTGCCGAGAGTGGTCCGGCGGAAACTCAAGACTGGTTGCGGCTGGTCACGCTGATGACTTTGCCGCTCTGCGACGCATCCAACTGCATTACAAAGTCCATGACATGGATGTCGGCATTGACTCCGGTTACAACACACAAGCGGTTTATGATGCTTGCGCGGAGTTTTCACAACTCAGCAACTCTCCGATAACCTATCCCTGCGGCTTGCGCTACCCACCGGAGGGAGGTCTGCGGAAGCCGATGTTAATCGGCTGGTTGCCAATGAAAGGCCGAGAGACTGGTGCGCGGTTCACCAGCAAGACCGGCTCGATCCATCCCTTCGGAATCACGACCTCAACGTCAATGCGTACTGATGTCGTCCAGCCGTTGCTGGTCTTTGACACTGAGCATATGCGGGACGTTCTCCAGCGGCTCCGTAAAGGATCGGAAACTAACCAATGGACCGTTTGCAGCTTACCAGCACCGCTTGAGGCTGAGGGGGCATTTGCGGCAGATTCTGATACATACTGGAAGCACTTGGACAGCCATCTCCTAAAGCCAACAGCTAACCGCTCCGGTCGAATCAAGCACTTGTGGTTCAAGCGAAATACTCGTTGGCCGGATCACTTGCACGATTGCGAGATCATGCAATTAGCAATGGTGATGTTGTGGAACGACCTAAGATCCAGCACAGCGGAAACTTCTGCCGCTTGACACTGAGACTGCTGTGTGAATAGTCCCGTCAGTGGTGACTTACACCGTAGCAACTAAGCGTTCATATTTGCGTACAACATACGCAAGTCTTGGTGCTTTGACTTTGCTTCAAGCTTTGACTGCAAAGCTTACTGTTGCGGCTAACACTCTGGAGTCTGGTCAGCTAGTCCGCAGCACTTCCAGTTCTGATGTTTCGGTTGAGTTCGCTGAACCCGGAAAAGGTTCCGCTTCCGCTGGTGAGATGCTGGAAATGTGGGAATCACTGCTTAGTGATTACGATTACGCTGTGGTTCTCCTGAATGGAGACGGCATCACCAGTCCGTCCGATCTCCAGATTTACAACAAGATGCTTGGCAGTGTTCTTGTTGCAACCACTCGGTATTATGGTGATTTCACGCAATTTCGGCGTGAGGCCACAACTCGAATGAGCTAATGGGAATCCTGCAAACCATAGCCAACAAACTGTTTCCTTCTCCCGTTAACAAGTACGAAGGAGCCGGTCAGTCGCTGCGTCGTTCGTATCTCGATACGTCTTACACTTCGGCTCGCTTTGACGTAACCAGTTCGACCCGTCAAGCCATTGTGCGCAAATCGCGGTTCTTTGAACAGAACAACGCGATAATGAACAGATTGGGAGACTTGTTTGAGTCTTACACTGTTGGTTCCAATTTCTCAGTTCAACCGGCTTCAAGCGATCCAGATTGGAATCTCAAAGCTAAGAAGTATTGGGATATCTGGTCCCGATATCCCGACATTAGCTCTCGCCAATCGTTTGGCACGTTGATGTCTCAAGCCGCTCGCGGTTGGTTCTTTGACGGTGAGAGCTTTATTCTCCTAACAAAAGGTGATAGCGGCAGACCGCGCTTGCAGTTGCTGGAAGCTCAGTCAATTGCTACTCCAACTGGAATGCAGCCAGATGAGACCGTGTTTGACGGTATCCGGTTTGATCCGCGCACTGGTCGCGCAATCGCTTACTTTATCGGTAACGAAAAGACTCAGGGTAATCTGACTGATGTCCGCTCGATTGGGTCTGACTCGGTTGTCCACATTTACGAGCCAAACCGCGCTGGTCAGCTAAGAGGTCTTCCGTTTGTTAGCTGCGTTATCAACGATCTTCACGATCTCGACGACTTGCAAAAGCTGGAGATGGAAGCTTGTAAGCTTGGTGCTTCCGT